AAAAAAAAAAATGAAGATAAAGATGAATATTATGATTATTTTAATTAATTAATAATATGAGTATTTAATAAATGGAAAACATAATAATAATAATAGTTTTATCATTAATATCTGCTATAGCAGGTTTAAAAACAAAAATAAAATGCTGCTGCTGTAGTGTTGATATTGATAAACAAGAAGATGATAATGAAGTAAATAGGTCTGTAAGTTTTAAAAGAAAGACTCTAAAACATAAACCATCAAATGAAAACAATGTTGTTATTCAATCTGGATTTCTTTAAAATATCCTTTTGTTTTTTCTCTAATTGTATTTTTTTATTGTAATAATAATCAAATATAATATCTATTATACTCATTTTATTATTTAATTTAATATATAGTAATATATAAAATATGAGTGAAAATTTTTTAGAAATAAATGAGAATCATTTTATAGAATGTAGTAGATTAAATAGAGATTCTAATAGTAAAACAAACCATATATGGAATTGTAATTTAGATAAAAATATAATAATAAATAGGGGGGATATAATATCAGTAGAACAATCAATGATTCAATCAGACACAAGTGATAATAGTATTGAACTAATAGGTGATAATTTAAATGGTTATGAAGATAATAAAGTAAGAATTGAGATAGGATATTATATCAATAATAATATGAATTATATAATGCCATTACCAAGAGCAAATTTAAGTTTTTATGAAGGAATAATTTATATAACTAATACATCAATAGACCCAAACCATATTTATGATAGTGATTATGGAGGGCCAATTTTAGATGTGCAGGAAGGAGATGATATGATAATGCCAATAGCAGATGACCCATCAAATGTAGTATTAATGGCTAAAAATATAGCACCTAACTATGAACGTTTTTATGTAGGAGAAGATAATTTTAATGGTTTATATTCAAATGGTCAAACAAGAACTTTAACAGATTTAAAAGGAGAAAATGTAATATTTAGTGATGAATATGAAATAAAAAAAAGTAATATTGATTTAATTTTAGATAAAGATATATACAATCCTCAAAATTTAGTAGAAAGACTAAATGACCAGATACATAAATTAAATGATGAACCGCAACTAAATTTTGTAGAAGATTTTTTAGGCATATATGATTTTAGTGAAATTATATCAGGGTCAGAAGTATTAACGAGACATTATAGGGATAATTACCAAATAAACGACCAATCAATAAAAACATTCGGAACATCTATAAGCACAATAGCCAGAACTAGTCTACGTTTAGGAGCATCATTAACAGAAACGCTAGCATCTCCACCTACAACAAGTCCAGTAGTTAATTATCTAAATCATATTAGATTAAACACTAATTTATTAACAACACAGCCTTTTAGATTAAAAGCATCTACTATTTATTATAAAAATATTAGAAATGAATTAAATAATATAAATGCTATTACATCAGATGATTTAACACTATCAGCAAATATTAAAAATTTAATAGAAAATAGATTATATTATTCAGGTTTAACAATAGGGACATATAATGGAAATTTCGGAAATCAAATAGTAATACAAGATTTTTTAAAATCAAATAGTTTAACAGATACAACAAGCACGGAAACAGTAGAAGTTTATGAATATTTTAATTCAATGACAGGTCGAATACAAAATAGTCATTTTCCAACTAAAGAAAATACAATGTTAAGAAAAAATATGTCAATATTAGATTTAAATAATGGAGATGTAGTATTTACAAATTTAATAGCAAATGAGACTAATTTTCAAAGAATTCAAAATGTTTTTAATTTAATAAAAAAAATTGATAATGATGGTTCTACAGAAATATGTAATTTAGATATAGCAAGAGCTAATGATGCTTATTGTGTGTCTGTTCGTAATACAACATTAAATATTGAGCCTATAGGAACTAATCCACAGCATAATCAAATAAGGAACTTTTCATTACTACCCCCACCTATCGCTTTCGATAATTTTAAAACAGATATAAACAGAGATTATGTTAATCTACCATATCATTATAAAACAAAATATCAAACAAATCAAGATGGTATTTATAATACTAAATTATTTAGTAGAAGCAATATGGTTATTAAAAGGGAACCTGTTAATCTGGTTAGTGTCTCTAATGATATTAATTTTAATGGTTTATTCAATTTTGGAAATAATTTAAAAGAAGAGATATATGCAGATATTAATAATAAAGATGATGACTGGGGATATCGTTTAAACTTTAAAACTAATTGGACAGATGATATGGCTAATAAACAGAATACAGTTCATTTAGCAAATAATAATTCATATCAAACAACATTACCTAATCCATCTAATCCTAAAAAAACAAGTATATTTAGTTTTACAGATTCAAATGGAAAAAGATATGACCATTCCAGAATTAAAGAATTAGGTTTAGCATTAGTTGTAGGATTTAGAAGTAAGATTGACCATAGTTCAACAGGAACTGCAAGAGAAGATAATGATAGAATAAATGAAATACCATTTATAGGTTTTGTATATCATAGTCAAAGGTGCGAAAGAATACCTACTCCATCTTTTGGAGAAATGATTGGAATAAGTAGAAGTTTTAATGATATAAAACAAGGGAAAATATTTAGTAGTGAAAAACAATTAAATAATATTCAAACAGATGCAACACATACAAGTTATGACGATAGACAAACACTTATATCATCTGTTAATATAGGTGCAGAAAATTTAAACTTTTCTTATGATGAAATTAAAAATAAAATAATATTAAATGAATTACACTCGCAATTAAAACAAGGACAAGATATAGGAGGTTCATATAATTTTCCAGATGCAGGGACTAATATAACACCAGCTTCTAATAGTTCTGATAATGTGCAAAAAATATTTAACAATCAAAATATATTTAAAGATGGTGGACCATCAACTGATAATCAAATATTATCTAAATTATTACCGGTAGGATTAGTAAGTAGTCAATGTGGGATAGGTATATTAGATTTATATAATTTTAATAAAAAAAATTTAACATATGAAAAAATAACATATGAAAATAAAAATAAATTATATGAAAATAGTTTATTAGATAAATTAGGATTCTCATATGAGCAATTAGTAGGAAGATATAATAATGAGCAATTGATATTTAATAGTTCAAGTTATAATACAAGTTTATTAGAAGGTCAATCAAATTTAATAAAATATAACTCTCAAACTAAACCAGTTACAACAAATGGACTAATAGGAACTAATTTAATACCATCTTTATCATCAAATAGCAGAGGACTTCCGATGTTCCAAACACTGGCTGTTATAAAACCAGGTATAACAGTATCAATAGCACAAGAACCAGATTTTATTGAAGCAATAAATACACATAAAAAATATAATTACTCTCATTTAGTAGTTAGAAGCAATATAATAGATAATAAATATTTTATAGGTGGTTCAACTATTAGTAATCTTCCAGCAATAGCATATGTCACAAAATCATTTACAAGTGGTAATTTTATTTATTCAACACAACAATCATTACAATATACAGCTGATAGAGATTATATAGTATCTAATGTAACAACAGAAATAACAGCACCAGATGGCACACCTGCACAAATAGGCTCTAATAGTAGCGTTATTTATAAAATTATTAAAACTAAAAATATTTTAAATTTAAATGAAGAAGAATTTTTACGTTAAAATTTAATAAAAAAATTTATAAAGTCATATAAAATGACTAAAAAAACAATAGATTATCGTAATGCTGTAATATATAAAATCTGCTGCAAAGACCCATTAATAAAAGATGTTTATGTAGGTTCTACTACTAATTTTAGAATGAGGAAGTATCAACATAAGTTTGATTGTATTAATGAATATAGAACACAATATAATATGGAAGTATATAAACATATTAGAAAAAATGGAGGTATCAATAACTGGGATATGATTTTAATAGAAGAAATGAAAGAGTGTGAAAATGGATTACAATTACATAAACGAGAAAGATTTTATTTAGAATTATTAAATGCTAATTTAAATACACAAATTCCATCAAGAAATAAAAATCAATGGTATCAAGACAATAAAGAAAATAAGAGTGAAAAAGCAAAAATTTATTATAAAGAAAATAGAGAACGAATTATAAAACGTTCGAAAGAATATTATAATAATAAAAAATTATATAATATAAATGGATAAATTTAAAATATTACCTATTACGGATGAAGTTAACCCTAAAAATAAAAAAATGAAAGATATACCAGATAACTTACCTAATATTAAAAATAATGCTTTAATTTTAATTGTTGGAAAAGTAAGAGCAAGTAAGTCTACTATTATTAGTAATCTATTATTAAATGATGCTTTTTATAATGACACGTTCGATGATGTTATAATAGTGTCGCAGACTGCATCTCAAGATGTGACAAGTAGGTTTTTAGTAGAGAAATATTCTGGTAATGTTTATAATGATTATAGTGATGATATTATTAAAAGTATTGTAGATAGCCAGAAAGAATTAGATAAAGAAGATATGCCTGCACTCTGTTTAATAATAGATGATTGTATAGGTAGTGAAGGATTAGGTAAGAATAGTTATTTATGGTATTTATGCAGTCGTTATCGTCATTATAATTTAACTCTTATTATTACGACTCAAGTATTTAAATACTGTCCGCCAGTAGTAAGAGCAAATTGTAGTGATTTAATTATATGTTGGAATATAAATGATAAAGAGATAATGAAGATAGCAGAAGAATTCGGAGATAGCTTTTTTGGTGATGTTGATAGAATGTTGAATATATATAAGAAATTAGTTCAGAAAGACCCTTACACATTTTTATATATACAAACACAAACTGGAAGAGTTTATAAAACTTTTACGCAAGAATTAAAAATCCCAGAATTTAATAAATAAAAATAATAAAAAATCCCAGAATAAAAAAGGTGTAGGGTTTTAAAAAGTGTAGTGTATACACATAGTTTTTTTTTTATTTATATAAAAATATATATATAAATATTTTATTTATAAAATATTTTATATTAAATTTCATATATACCCTACAAACTATACATACTATACACTTTTTCTTATTTAAAAAAAAAAAAAAGTAAATAATATATAATATAATACCATATATGGTAATAAATAACATTTAATATGAATAATTAACTTTTTAAAAAAACGTGTAGGGTTTAGTGTAGACCTTACACAAAGAGGTAAAAAACTATACACTAATCTATATGTCAATATCACTAATGTATATTCCAGAATTTTTAATAAAAAATTAAATATTTTTATATTTAATAAAATAAATATGAATGAATTTCAAGCATTTTCAAATAGATTTCAAACAGAAACAGATATAGCAGACCAAAATATGGATAGACTAAGAGAATCATATAGAGATAAAGGAATTGATAAAGCATCTATGGAATACTTTAAATCAAGTTTAGGTGACGAAAGAGCAAAAGAGATGCGGGAAAATGTGTCTGGTTTATTAAATTTAACACCACTTATTTATCAAAATTTCAGTCAAGCAAATAAAGACCTACCTATAGTTAAACAACGACTACAAGATATTAACCAAACATTAAAAGAAAAAGGCTCATATATAAGAGAAAGTGCTGGTGACTTACGAGAAGGTATAAGTGATAGAATATCAACTGTTAAAACAAGATTAGGAAAAGTAGAAGAACCAGATGTAATAAGCGGCGACCCAGAATCATTAGTTAGTAAAGAAGGTGAAGAAATAGAAGGTGGTAGTAGAAAGTTAGGAAATGCAGTTCAAGAAATAAAAGATGGTATGTCATCTATATCAAAAGATGCTATAACAAAATCAAAAGGAATATTAAATAGAGGAGCAGCAATAGCAGATGAAGCGGGAGCTATAGGTGGAGATGTATTAACAAAAGCAGGAAAAACTTTAGGAAGTGTAGGAACAGGTATCTCAGGTTTTTATACAGGAGAAGCTTTAGGACTAGGTAGTGTAGGTTCAGGTATTTTAGGTGGAATTGAAGGTGCAACATCTTTAGTAGCACCAGAATTACAACCTGTATTACAAATAGGAGACCAAGTAGTAGACACATTATCAAATCTTTTTAAACATCACGAAAAAGCACCATCACCACCTCCTGTAAGAATTCCAACACAAACAATAACAGCATCTATAGCTCGACCTATAACAACATATAAATAAAATAAAATTTAATTAAATTATTTTAAAAATTTTTTTATATTATAATATATAAAATATGTTTCAAAATACAAGCAGAATATCACTAAAACCAGAATATAATGGAGTTTATACTTCTACAAGTCAAAATATTATTAAATTTCATATACCATCAACACAAGGTTTTATATCTACATCGGATTTAGTGCTACGCTCAACTATTAAACTATCAGGAACATCTGCTGTAGCAAGACCAGACCCAAGATGTGGCATCTCATCATTATTTAGAACTATGATTATTAGAACGGGTAATAATGAAGCAACATTAGAAGATATACAATCATATAATAGCCTTTTAGCAAACATAACAGAATATGGAGAGAATGACACTCTGGCAAATATGAAGATTTTAACAGAAGGATGCTGTAGAGGGAATAATATGGTAAGTGACTCATTATATTTCGAGAATCAAGGGGACTGGAGAACAACTACTGCTATGGGAAATGTTCAATCACCTAAAGCATTATTAACAGAAATTCCATTACATCTATCAGGTGTTCTTAATAGTGGTAAGGTTTTTCCTACTATCGCTACTGGTGGTATTAACTTACAAATTAATTTAGATTCTATAAGTAGAAGCTTTACGCCATATGATACAGACTATACCCATTCAACTATAGCTGTAGCAGGTGCTGTAAATGTAGGAGCAAAAGCAGCAATTGATGATACTTTTTCTGTTATAGTGAATGATACAGGTGTAGGAGGTGTTAATAAAACAGGTCCTAACAATAATCCTTTTAAAGTAGGAATGAAAGTTTATTATAGTGCAGCAGATGGAACAGCAGAAAATGTATTAGGTCGTTTAGTGTCATTAGAAAAAGATGGGAATGATAATCTACAATTAAATATCTGTTCGTCACGTGCTGTAGGAGTGAATCTACCAAGAGCTATTTTAGTAGGAGATAGAGTATTTTTTAAACTAGATGATGTATTAGGTGGTTATTCAATTGATAATCAGAGTGCAGGAAATCTAGTCTTTCCAAAATTAGATTTTGAATTATCTAATCTGGAACTTGTATTAAATATTGTAGCACCTCCAGAATCTTATGTTAAAAGTTTAATGAAGCAGGTGTCAACTAAAGGATTAAATTATGATTTTAAAACATTCCAGCTTTATAGAAATACATTATCAACAACAAGTGGAATGTCATCACAAAATATTCCAGCAAATCAATCAATGGCATATTCAATTTTATCATTACCTTTCGATTCGAGCAAATATTCATCATTTAAAGATGATTGTTTTAAAACAGACACAAGTGGTAGTCGAGAGTATCAATTCCATATTGATAATCGTTCTGTTCCTACTCGTCCAGTAGTTCTTAAAAGATTAACAGACACTGTTAAAAAACCAGAAATGTTACATCTAATTGAATTAGAAAAATCACTAGTTAACTGTGGAATGGATGTTAGAAATTTAAAACATTCAGAAAATAGATTTTTAATAGGTCGTGCTCTTAGTAGATATGGTCACGTATCATCTCTAAAATGTAATGTTAGATTATCTGTTCTATATGAAGGGACAGGGTTATCGACTAAACAGTTCGATAATTATATCTGTCATAGTTCCAGAATGTTAGCAAAAGGAACTACAGTTGAAGTATCACAATAAAATTTAAATTAAATTTAAATTAAAATAATTTTTAAAAATTTTTATATTTTATAATATAAATATAAATGTCAGTTAAAAGAGTTGAAAAATTACATATAACACCATTGAATTCTCAAGACACCTATAGCTTTAAAAAAGGTAATCCAATTATTAACTTCCAGATTGAAAATGATGGTATATTAGAAGGACGTTCTACATATCTCCATTTTAAATTAAGAGTTAACACCCAGACCGGCAATCTTCCAGATAATAATGGTAATGTATCAGGAGTAGCTAATTCAATTACAATCAATGAAAGAATAGGTCTATTAGGTGTAGTAGAAAGAGTTAATGTATCAGAACTTAAAAGCAATCAAACAATTGAAAGTAGAATTAATGTAGGTAGAGAAAAAGCAACAAGGTTACCATCATCACATTCAAAAGATGAATATTTATCATCTTTATCAAGTAAGCTATTAGTAGCTCCAAGAAATTCTATTACAGGAAATTATGTTAATAGAGAAATCAGCTGCTCAATCCCATTACACGAAATATCAGGTATTATGACACAAGAAATCCCCGTATCAAATCTACCATTGATGATATCTATTCAATTAGCATCAGATGAACAATTTTTACAAGCCTCTGCAGCTAATAACTTAGCATATTATGAAATTAAATCACCTTTTTTAACTACAGATTTATTGATTTTAGAATGCGAAGACCAAGAAAAACTGGATAAACAAGGGTCATTACAATTGAACTTCGAGACAGTTAGTTCGATTTATAATGTCCAAAACAGTTCTAATTCTACAACAAATTTAAACTGGGGACTTAGTAGAGTTAAAAGTGTTTTTACTAATCTTATTCCTACTAATGAGACTAATAACATTAGCGTAGATAGCTTTAAAACATCTGAAATTAAAACTGGTGCTAATTATGCTGCTGATGCAGAACTAAATAGAGTTCTATTTACAAGAGGTGCTCTACCTTTTCCAATTGAAGATGAATTAGAGGTATTAGTCCAATCACAAGAAAATAACCCAATTGTTCCTGTTCTTAAGAATGGGTTAACATCAATCGTTCCATATAATAAATTAAGACATCATATGGTAGATTTAGCTACACAAAATGGAAAGAGCACAGACCTTACAAGTAATGGTGTTAAAATATCTGATATATCATCAATTGCGACTACTGATAAAAAACCAGTATTTACTTTAGGTGTAGATTTAGATAGTTTAAATGACCAAGGGGTAGATTTTAAAAATACAACCTGTGGTTTAAGATTAGATAGTAATACTGATGGTCAATCACCTATGGGATTATATAGTTTTGCTATTAATAAGAATACGTTATTAGTTAATAAACAAGGTGTTCAAGTAATCGCATAAAAAAATAAAATTTAATTAAATTATTTTTAAAAATTTTTTATATTATAATAATATAAAATGAATACAATTATTAGGAATCCACTTAAAACAACAGATGATTATAATATGGAAATTATGGATGTGCATACCAGTATAATGCAACCTCAAATATCAAATAATAACTTCGTCCGTTATGTTTTAGAAAAAAGAGCTGTATTAAGTGGTGATAGTGTCCTTACATTAACAGCTAAACCAGCTGCTGGTAATACAGCCTCTGTTCTCCATCTGTCTTTAAAAGGTGGTATCTGTTCTTTAGTAAAAAACGCGACACTAAGAAGCGGTAATACAATTATTACAAGGACTCAAAACTGGAATAGGTTTAAATCAACTTCGAATGCTTTTGTATCTCCAGAAGAACGTTCTAATAAACTATTTCAAACACAAGGTGTTCTAAGTGCTTTAAGACCAAGCTTACAAACAGAAGGTCATTTAACACTTAAAGATGCTAAATATACTACAACAAATGATGCAACTACGCCAGATATTATGAATTTAGTTAATAATCCAGATTTTATAGTTAAAATTAATGAATTATTCCCAGCTTTAAAAAGACTCGACTTACCACTGGTTTTTATAAATGAGAATTTAGTAATTGAATTAGAATTAGAAGATATTAGTTCTCCTACTCAAACTCTTATAAAAGCAGAAAATGGATATACTGGTTCACTTTCTATGGAATATGACTATGTAGGAATGAATATGTTAGCAGATTATTTAAATTATTCAGAAGATAGATTCCTACAGTTAAAAAACACTCATTTTATCAAATTTCCATTTCACGAAGTAATTGACATTAATTCAACTCTACCAGCAGTAGCACAACCTACCGTAGGAACAATTACAAAACAGACATACACACAAGAACTAGCACTACAAGGTAGAGAGGTTATTGATATTATGATGGTTGTAGAAGGTAATAATACATTAGAACCAATGGCTACACCTGCTCCTGCTGTCCCATCTTCTGTTAATCTAAAAGTTAATGACCTTAATATGTATCCATCTCATTTAGAACTAAACTCTCATAAAATTTTAGAATTAGAAAAGAGCCAGTCTAATCCACTTTTTGTTAATGTTGCAGAATATAGTAATGAAGTAATTGCAGATAGTTCACTAATTGATTGTCCAGTAACAACACCTAATAAAGTTTTAACAGGTTCATTTAATGGTGTTGTAAATAACCTTGAAAATTTAAATGGTAATAGTTATGTAGAAGGGCATAATCTAAAAGAACCTATGATAGGTAGTGGAACAGTTATAGGAAGTAAACCTATTATTTATGAAAGAATTTTAAGTAGAACAAATACAGACTATCAAGAAAAGAATGTAAATTTCTATTGTTCTGTTCTTAAAAAATTCACTATTGCAGATGGACAGATGACTGTATCTGTTTAACCTTACACTTTTTTATATTAATTATAAACTTTACACTATTTATTTTAATTGATAATATACTATTAATATATTATATTTTACTATTAACTAATTTTATAAAAATAAGAAAAGTGTATAGTGTA